GGTCTTTCAGTAGCAGCCACAGCAGCCGCTTCTGCTCTTGTACTGAGCAAGATACATTCATTCAATCCTCAGGCCCCGAAGCTTAATCAGCTTAATCAGTTCTTCAGCAAGCAGAGCGCTGGCCCTGGTAATTCAGGAAGCGGATGGAATTCATGGTCTGGATTAGGACATGACATTACTTCTCTATGGGGATTGCTAGGAAGTTCTCACCCAGCTACTAAAGGTGGTGGAGCAGCAGGAGCACCGCAAGCTAACTCTATGCAGCAATCACAGAATAATAATAACCAGATGGGAAGCGCTTCATCTAGTGCCAGAGCTGCTGTAGGTGCGGCTAGAACACAACTTGGCGTACCTTATGTGTACGGCGATGAAATACCGAATGTAGGATTTGACTGCTCTGGTTTAGTGCAGTGGGCTTATAAGCAAGCAGGAATCAGCCTGCCTAGAACTTCACAGGCAATGTGGGAAACACTCAGGAACAAGCGAGTTCCCCTGAATCAGGTTCAGGAAGGTGACTTGCTTTTCACTGCTGGTTCAGATGGTACAACCGGTTCTCCTGGACACGTAGGAATGATGGTTAGCGGTAATCAATTGATACAAGCTCCTAAATCAGGAGAAAATGTTCAGATTATCGGTTACCATCCTGATGGATGGCTATATGCTGCTCGTCCATCAGGAAGAGGTTCATTCATTGCAGGTGGTTCTGGTGGTTCACAGCTAGGTGGTGTTTCTTCTGGTGGTTCTGGAACCGGTAACAGGGGAATTAGCACAGGTGGTTCTGGTGGTACGTATGGTTCGTCCAATGAAGTAGACCTGATTAATGCAATGGGTAATGCTGGCGGCGGAAGCTTCTACGGAAACTCAGGATCAAGCAACGGTTCTTCTGGCGGCGGAAATACTATAGCTAACAGTGTAGGTAATACTAAGACACCTTCTAATGCTGCTGGTGTAGTCGCAATGGCTAAGCAGATGGCTAAAGCTTACGGATGGTCTTCGGGTCTTCAGTGGAATGACTTCGTAAGTATCGTTAATGCTGAATCAGGATGGAATGTGCACGCATCTAATCCCTCAGGAGCTTACGGCATACCTCAGGCTCTCCCAGGAAATAAGATGGCTTCAGCAGGATCAGACTGGGCTAACAATCCGGCAACACAGCTTAAGTGGATGTTCGGGTACATCAAGGGGCGTTACGGTTCACCTTCAAGAGCATGGGCGCATGAACAGGCAGACCACTGGTATGGTCAAGGTGGTATGGTTCAGCCAGGATTGTCTATCGTAGGTGAGCGTGGTCCGGAACTTATGATGACATCAGGCGGAAGAAGCCAGGTGTTCTCTAACGCTCAGACTATGGCGCTGATTAATTCAATCAAGGGCAATGTTCCTCAGAACCCTTGGAAGACAGACGTTACATCAGGTGGTTCAAGCTCTTCATCAAGCGGGCAGTCCTTCAACATAAACTTCAATCCGGGTTCCATTGTCATACAGTCAGACGGCACAGGTTCTACTGGCTCAGTAGCATCTAAGGCAGGAAGAGAAGTAGCAAGGCAGATAGTGAAGCACATCAATACAGAAGCAGTTCATAATGCTATAAGAAGCGGGGATAAACTGTAATGACGACAGCGGGCAGTCCTGCTATAATCCAGCCTCCTTTTGATCCTAGGATAACTACGCTGGCTTTCCCTGTAGGTGGTGCTGGTTACGGTTCTCTGCAAAGGGGATTCATGGTGTGGGAACAGTCAATCCAGGGTTATGAGTCAGCAGCTCAGATGGCTTTCCTTTACAATCCTTCATCAGTTACGGCAGATTACTACATGGCTGACTCTTCAGTAGGAGCATCTCTTATGTTCCCTACTGGATTCAACGCGACTAACCTTCGTGTCCCGCTTAATCAGTCAGTTGAATGGTCACTGCTGTTTGACAGGACATTTGAACTGTGGGGAAGCTACGATTCAAATGGTGAACCATTACAGCAGAACCCTTCCGGTGGCTACAATCCTGCCGTAGTTGGCGTTCTTGCTGACATCTACCAGATGGAGCAGTTCACTGGAATGTTCATAGGATACTCATCAGGTAACTCTACAACTACTGCACCGACAGCTACAGCTCTTACAGGGCATCAGGGAATCATTCAGCTGATTCCTTCATATGTATACTTCGGCGGTAATTCAGCAGTCAACTCGTTGTGGTACTACGGATATGTATCTGAGTGGGATGTAACTGTAACTCACTGGACTCAGTACATGGTTCCCATGAGATGTGTCATCAACGTGACATTCACCATGCTCCCAGCAGCTACATCAGGTTCAGGCTCATCGGCTAACCCTAATGCTAACCTAACTAATCCAGTAGGTTCAGCAGCTGCTCCCTCAGCTAGCAGCACAATCTCATCGATACTGGCAGGAGTTACATCAACTATACCAACGTCAGGAGTTAGCGGCCGGTAAAATGAAAATGTCAGAAAGGAAACCTCTGTGATTGCCAGCAATTCAAGATATGCTAATTCTCAGCTAGTAACTGAGTCTGTCAATGGTAATGACACCCTGTACATAACACCTTCAGAGCCAGTATCTTATACATTCACGTTCAGCTATTACATTGTTGACGGTTCTGACAGGATAGATAACATCGCAGCAGCCTTCCTCTCTGATCCTACTCAGTGGTACCTGATTGGTGATGCCAATCCTCAGATAATGAACTGGCTTGACATACCAGCCGGTACTATCATACGTATTCCTAGAGTGGCAGTTAATTCATGAGCCAAGGCAAAGAGGAATAAAAAGTGTCCCAGACAGTAGGTCCAGTTGTCTATGCTATCTATGTCAACGGTACTCTTTCAAGAGAGTTCCCTCTTGATGTAGAGCTTAGGCAGGCATGGGGACAGCACGACCTTTTCTATGTCAGGATCGAGTATCAGAAGATGCTTGTCCTGAACAACAAGAATCTATGGGCTAACAATGCTCCGATACAGATCATATGGGGTCAGGCTCCCAGTAATACTAATACATGGTACGGTTACGTAAACCATCATACGATTGACGGTAACGCCGACTCAGGTAGCAACACGATGCAGATAACTTACACCTGCATAGGTACTTCCAAGCCTATGAATACTGACAAGACAAGGACATGGGGGGAAGTAACAGGGACATACATAGCCAAGAAGATAGCAGGAGAGTACGGACTGAGAGCTGTGCTGTCATCCACTAGCTGGGTTCTTCCTTATGAAGTACAGTCTAACGAATCAGATTTCAAGTTCCTTAACCGGATTGCTGACAAGACAGGATTCAGGTTCTGGGTATCCGGGGGGACACTTTACTTCATTGATCCCATAGTAATTCTTGAAGGATCAGGAAGCCAGGCTGTACCTAAGTATTATATGGACAAGTCTTTCCTCTACCTTGATACAGTGAGAGACTTTCACATGGATCTTGGTGACAATATACCTGGTGCTCCTCAGACTGTGAGAACTATTTACGGACTGGACAAGACAACAGGTCGGGTCTTCCAGGTGAAAGCTAACAACGCTACGGCGACTTCGGACGTAGCTCAGATAACATCCGAGTGGCCAGCTAGCGATGTTAATTACGCGCAGAACCTTGTCAACGCATGGCAGGGAAGATCTCAGTTCTGGATGGCTGCTACTGCTGAATTGTACGGTACTTCTTACGTCTACCCCGGCAAGCTGATCTACCTGTCAGGTAACCAGCTCAACCAGGAAGCTACGGGCTACTGGATCGTCTCTTCTGCTGATCATGTGATGATGACTTCAGGTACATCTGATCCTACGAAAGACAAGTATGTTACCAGAGTGGAAATCATAAAGAACCAGGCAACTGTACTTCCTAAGCTGAAGTCAGTTACCAAGATAACTCCGGAGTTTACTTCATGTAAACTTCTCAGTGGCACATGGCAATCAGGTTCCCAGCAAGTCCTGTATGACGGAAGTGCGCCATCATGAGTACAGTACAGCCATCAAGGGTACTATCTACTGTAGGTACTCCTCAGAAGAAAATGTTTCATGGTATCTATGAAGCATCAGTAGTCAACAACAATGATCCGCTAGGACTCGGGAGAGTGCAACTGTATGTTCCCCAGGTTCTGGGACTCGCTGTGTCTAACTGGGCTGTACCTTTAGGTTTCAGCACTCAGGATAATGTGCCGGCAGTGAATACTATTGTTCATGCTTACTTCACAGGCGGGGATGTCAATCATCCTGTATACGCTTTCACTACTAATATATCTGCGGCTATACAGCCTGCACCATGGACAGCCATGACTCCTCTTAACGGGTGGTCTAATGTATCAGGATATATTGCTGCTAGTTACAGGCTGCTGAATAATGGCAGTGAAGTAGAAGTGATAGGCAACCTGGCAAACTCTAGTGGCGCTGGTGATCAGCCTGTCATTGCACAGCTTCCTGCTGACTGCTACCCACTGAACAATCACATATTTTCTATGGTCGTAGTTGCTGGCGTGCTTTCCTGTCAGGTTACAGGTTCCACGGACATAGGTTTTGTAAGCGATACTTCCGTTAGTCAGGGTATTCTCCCTCTGTCTGAAGAGTACTTAGTACCCACAAGTGACCACACTATCAGCAGCACGCCGTTCACATTGGGTCCGAGTGGTACGCAATGGCAGTCATGGGATCAGAACTCTGAAATTGTCGACTTAGTTACAGGCGGACAGCAGTATCTTGTGAGCGGAGAGATAACATCCCAGAATGCTTATACTGACATCAACTATGACTCTCCTCAGTTGATACTTACTACTGGCGGGACTCTGGAGATGAGCAACTTCTTCTCTGCTATGACACAGATATCTTTCCACGAAACGATACCATTGACACTATGACAAACTTTACTATACCTTTCTCACTGACTCCTAGCGGGTCAGTGCAGACTACGAATGATCCTAATCAGATAGCTAACGACAGAGTAGAATCTCTCATCGGAACTTATCCAGGTGAGAGGGTAATGATTCCTGACTATGGAGTCAACGTACCTTCATACGTCTTCTCTCCGGACATTCCTGCACAGGAAAGCTTGCTCACGACTCAGGTACAGCAGGCAATAACTCAGTGGGAACCTACGATTACTCTCGACTCAGTTACTCCCGTACTTAATCAGTCAGATGTTGGTATCATTGATATAGACGTGCAGTTTACTCTATCGAACAATCCTGCTATGACTCCTGCTCAGGTCGCTACAATCTTGCTAGGTGGTTCAATTGTGCAGAACTAAATTGAGAGCATATGACTACTTAGAAAGGCGCTCATCGTGACAACCGTCAACCTCGTTCAAACGCCGCTGATAGCGCAGAATCCTAATTACTACACAGCTCTCCAGCCTCCGACTACCATAGACTACACTTCAAAGGACTGGACAGGCTTTGTAACGTCTATGCTCAATTATGCGCAGGTAGCTTTCCCTGATTGGGATACGTCATCTCAGGGAGATTTCGGTGTGATGCTGATAGAGCTGTTCGCTTATATCTGTGACATCATGAGCTTCTACGGGGACAGGTTAACTCAGGAAGCGTACCTTCCGACAGCAACACAGAGACTTTCCATCCTTAATCTTGCGCAGCTTCTAGGTTACACACCTACTAATGGTTCTCCTGCTACTGGCACTGTTACATTCCAGACTGCTGATCCTAGTCCGTCTGTCATAGTTCCTGCCGGTACTCAGCTAACTACAGGATTTATCACCTCATCAGATCAGCCAGTCGTATTCCAGGTTAATGAGGGAGTGACTGTTCCTGAGAATGGCGGGACGGTAACAGCTAGCGTAACTCAGGGTCAGACTTACAGCATGGTTGCCCTGGGTACTTCTACAGGAACAGCCGGACAGTCTTTCCAGATACCTCAGTCAGATGTTGAAGACGGGACTGTAACTGTGTCCGTCTCCTCAGTATCAGGAAATGTTGAGTGGAATCAGGTTCAGTTCCTTGTTGACTCGCAGGGCTCTGATCTTGTATACTCTCTGTATGTAGACCAGAATCAGAACACATGGATTCAGTTCGGGGATAACATAAGCGGAGCCATACCTGGAATTGGCCTTAGTATCTACGCCACTTACACAATCGGGGTAGGTTCTGCTGGTAATCAGCCCGCAGGATCAGTAGGCATCTTTGTTACCCCGGTAACTGGTGTCTTCGTTCCTTTCCAGTCAGCAGGTTCGACACTGTTCCAGTCATCAGCAATGGGAGGCGGTTCTGATCCTGAGACTAATGATCAGATAAGAGCTAACGCACCTCAGGCTTACGCTACCCAGCAGCGTGCAGTTTCATCAGATGACTTTGCATCTCTTGCTCTTAATGTACCTGGCGCACTGATGACTCAGGCTGTAGCTAATCATGCTACATCAGTAACGCTCTTCGTTCTCGGACCTAACTACCAGGCTGCTGACTCAGGACTTCAGGCAAATATACTTAACTACTTCTCAGGTAAGACACTAGCTGGTGTATCTCTTACAATGGGAAGCCCAGATCTTGTCGCTGTTGACGTAGGCACATCAGGAACCGGTATTACTCTTCAGGTTATGCCTAACTACAATCAGGGGGTTGTAGTTGCCAACGTGACGACAGCACTCCAGGCCGCTCTGTCTCCTCCTAACTCTCAGTTCGGTGAGCTTCTTCAGGTATCAGCAATTTACTCAGCAGTAATGTCTGTTCCCGGTGTGGAGTACACTATCATCAACGTGATGACAAGAGAAGATGTAACGCAGGACAGCACTAATCCTATCCAGTTCCGTCAGTCTGAGATACCAGTCAGCGGAAACATTTACATTAACGCATCAGGTGGGATATTAACATGACATTATCAAACGTCCAGCCGGTATATCCTAATGGCATATTCCCGTGGACCGACAGAGTAGACGAGCAGGACATTGACTTTGCTGAGGATATAAACTCGGTTGCTGCTGAAGTAGAATCTATCGA